CATCATCGGTTAAATCTATTAAATTAGCAGTAATTTGTTGTCCAGCTAAAGTTAAATAATCCTTTCCAGCTAGAGTAACTGGAACAGTTACACTAGCTCCTAATTCTTGTAATGCAGTTTAAACTTCATCACCGGTGAAATATCCACCGGCATCTGTAATGGGAACATTTACCGCAGTAAGAATACTCGGATTACTATATCCTGCTATTGTCTCATTTCCAAACATATTATTTACCGCTTAATCCAAATCTAATTGCTACTGTTCCATTATTTGAACCACTATCTTCTTTAACACTAACTCGTACTAATTCTCTTGAAATTGGAATATTATAACTAAACTTATAAGATGTACCACCAGTAGCACCAGTGAACTCTGCTTCATCCTGATACAGTGTTGTAGTACCAATAGCATAAGTCTTATTAGTTGTTAAATATAAATCATCTTGATATCCAACTTCAACTTGAATACTTAATACTCTATTAGTCTCACCAGTTTTCGGTGTGTAATTTATATCTAAGTTCAACTGAGACATACCACCAGTTCCCATAGTTACAGTATTACCGGCATAACTAGCGGTAAGAGTAGCACCGACACTAGAAGAACCTATGCCATAATTATTATTTTGTACTGGATAAAAGAGACTCATATACTGATATATTTATTTCCTTTTTTAATTAACCAACTTCCTATTCTATAGAAAACCCTAACCTTTAACTTTCGTTGTTTCTTAATATTATCAAGATAATCTGGTAGAAGTTCTGGATAAGAATGATCTCTAAGGAAACCATAATGATCCAAAAGAAATCTACTAATATCATCTTCAAAATATATTCTCTCTTGTGCTAAGATTTTATAATCTACACCATCAATTCTTAACTCAACATTAGTATCGGGTGTAGGATTTTCTATAAGTATCATAGTTATTATACATCTTCTAGTTCATTAGTTTCCATATATACTACTTCAACATCAACTTCACCAGCAGTAGGAATTTGATCTGCTCCACCAGTAATAGTTAGAACTAAAGCAGCAGCTTCTACCCCATCAGTAGGGTCAAATACATATTCACCCTTCTTATTAACGCTAATACTTGTTGAAGCTCCACCTTGAGCTACGTCAACATATTTGTCTGATGTTCCATTGATACCAAGTTGAATATGATGATCAGCACTATCTAGTCCTGTAATTTCTGTTGAAACTATAATTGCTGCACTTAAAAGTACAGAACCAGGAGTAAGTCCTACGTCTGATTCAGCATCACCAGTATCAAGTGTAATAGTCTTAATGAATCGTTTAACGGCATGGATTCCTTGAGTATAGCTTACTAAAGAAGCACCAGTATCAGCTTCTCCTTCTATTGCGAAAACTGCCTCTTTAGCGTCTCCGTCAACTGCTAATACCAATTCAAATACCCCATATTGATGGTCAGTAGTCACATCACCAGCGAGAAACTCCATAAAACCCCATTCAAAATTATCTCCATCAACAGCAGCTAATGCGAAAACCGTATCGTCTGCTGATAAAGTCGTATTATTTATCATTTCAAACCCAACTCCATCTTCACCAGCGGCTACGGAAAATGTGTATGTTCCTACCTCGCCAGAACCAGAACCAATCCCAGTTATAAAAGTAAGTCCACCTCCATTAGTGTCTCCACTTACTGCATCAGAAGCTGAAATAGTTACACTAGCACCAGCAGGACCCATTACAGTGTCGGGTTTAATAAGTAAGGCAGCTTCAGTAGTTGCTAACCTTGGAGCAGTATAAACTATCCCAGTTTGCGGGATTAACACTATATCACCAGTATCAGTTTGAATACTAAAGTCGCCATTAGCATCGGCAGTTAGATCTAATATTACTTGTGGATCACCTGTTTGAGCTCCTTGAATAAGGGTAATTGGACTAGAATCAACTGTAGCTGAACCCATTTGAAATTCTCCACTACCTATAAGAATATTACGATTAGGAGATAACTGTGTCAGATTAGTACCATTGTCAAGCCATACCCTATTTATACTATATCCCATATAATTTTATATTTTTATTAATTAGATATTATTTATAATAGACATGAGCGAAGACATCAGCATCAAGAGCTGTAGTATCAGCATCTGCTACAAGTTTAGTGGCAGCGACAGATATAGCAGTTGAAAAAGATTTTATCGGTGTACCCTCTTTCATTACTGCTGACCCTTTCGCTGGAACTTGCACAGTCTCAACAACTGCTGTAGTACCAACCGATACACTACCAGCTGCAGTATTATAGAATTTTACGAATACATCATAAGTATTTGGATTATAGAAATTCCATCCGTATACATTACCAGCACTAGCTTTAACAGCTTGAGCAGGTGTTTCATCTAAGTCTGTAACTCTAAAAGCAGAAGGTGCTACTTCTGTACCAGCACTAGGAGTGTTAGTTACTTTAAGTAATCCATTCACATCAGCATGTAATGGAGAAGCATCATTGTCATTATAAGTATCAAGTATCGCTTTATAATGAGTACCGACCATAGCTACAGTAGGAGTAGCAGAAGCAGTAGCGTTATCAACCTTTACAGCCTGACGAGCGTCAGTTGTTCCATCTTTAATCTCAACTCCACCAATTTCGATATCAGCACTCTGAGCAACAAGCAATTTTCCATTCACATCAGTCTGTAATACTGTCGCATCTCCATTAGCGTAAGTAGTCGCTGATGAACGATATTCACCACCAACTGGTATGAATGGAGGAGTTGCTGCCATAGTTGAATCATCAACTGCTGTAGCTGTACCACCAACACTTTCAACATTTACATTTGCTGCTATACCACCACCACCTGATTCTATATTAAGTGAACGAATGATATAGATTGGAACATCGTCTGTTCCAGTTGTTGCTTTCTTACCGATACCAAATCCACTTTCATAATTAAGTGCAAACTCACCAGCACTAAGACTCTTAGCCATTTTAGAAGCAGTGTTCGCCATTGTATCACCGTGATGTCTTTGATATTCTGCATAATCAAATCCAACTTCAGTGGTAAACACTGTACCAGTAGTCCATGAAAATGAAGTATCATTAATATTTCCTACTTTTGTTTTCAACGAATTGTAGACAGGAGCTTTATCAAGATTAAACACCACAACAGTACCAGCAGCACTACCAATATCAGCTGCACCAGTAGAAGCTACAATCCATGTAACTGTTTCCGCAGGAGCTGAAGTAACATTGGTTGACATAGTCATGTCATTATTTGGCATTGGACTTTCTTTTGATATAGACTCTCTATCACCTAACAATTGTCCCATATATTTTTCTTCTTAGATTAATTTATATATAAGAACATCCAGGAAATCTGATCCCCTGTCCTTATACATAAATTAATAATTTCTTATTAATTAGAATGTTCCACCATCAATTTCTTTTTCATCAAACGGTTCAACTCTAGGAATTGGTGGCTCAGCATCTTTTGTTTCAATCTCTTTAGCTTTTTCTTCACCTTCATATTTTGCTAAAAATTTTTCATCACCGTATGTTCTTAATAATACATCGGCAACTTCATCTGGAACCTCAACTACTTCACCAGATTTTATTGTATAAGTTTTTCCATCTACAGGGTATTCTATTATATCTGAATTAGAATTGTTTATTAATTTCATAAGATTATTTTTTCTTAATTAATTTTTTTTTAACAACTACATTTTTCTTAATAACTTTTTTCTTTTTAAGTATAGGTTTCTTTTTAGGTTTATCTCCAGGTAAATTAAATCCACCATCTTTCATCTTGTTATGTTCTTTTTCCATTTTTTCTTTTATAACAGGATGATTAATAAGACTAACACCTTCAAATTTAGGTTTATGTTGTGAAGCGTCAACTTCTTCAAGAAAAGGATATCGTCTCTTTAATTCAAAAGCTACAGTATCTGATACTTTAACTACATCATCTTTCTTCAATTTTACATTACCATCAACTGAAACTGTTTCAAGATCAGCTTCTTTATTTTTTAAGTATTTCATAATTTTAATTATTTAGTTTAGAAGGCGGGGGAGGTATATCCTCCCCCGTACAACTATTTCTTTTTCTCGTCTTCTTTCTTTTCAGTTACAGGTTCGTACTTAGCTTTTAAATTTTCAAGGTTTTCCTTTTCAAATTCATCAGCATTCTTAGGAGTACGAAGTAGATCTTTAACTGCAATCAGATTACGAGCAGCTTCTTCACCTTTAATTGTTACGGAATCTAGAACCTTTAGTAAATAAAGGACTACTGGTTCGTTCATCTCGTACTTTAAAAGTTTTTGTTCATTGTTCATAATTTTTTAATTATGTTAGTTAAATATGTCAACGAGTAATTGTATTAAGCGATTGTTCCAACTTGGATATATCTTACACCAACACCTTCAATATCAATAGCAACAAAGTGAGTAACTGTTAATGACTTAGCAGCTATTTCTTCAATAGCATTACCAGTTCCAACAGTTGTTTCGAAGGTAATAAATGGAATATCTACATCATCTTGTTTAAGAGCCATACAAGTAGCCACACCAGTTGTGTGAGTTTGTTCAACTCTTAATACTGATGAATCAGCATCACAAGCACTAGCATCATTAACAACTTCCATTACACCTTTATCGGCATTTAAAGCTCCACCACCGTGGACTTCAACAGGTGAATTTGCAACTGAATCAGAATCGAGGTACATAGCTTGCATTACTTTTCCGTTACCAACAAATTCTAAACCAATAGAACCTGCGGCTGGAGTACCAGTAGGAGCAATACGAAGCATATTAGAACCACTTGCATTATTTCCACCAGCATCTAAGAATAGTAAAGCTTTATCTGCACCAACAACACCAGATGCATTGTCAACATGGATACCATATCCACTTGTCCAGACACCATCAACTTTCAAACCAACTGAAGTAGCGACAGCTTGAGTAATAGCAGTAGCTCCATCAGCACCAACTGTAAAGTCAGATACATTATCATCATTACAATTAATAAAGAAACCACCAGCAAGCGTTGCACCACCATTATCTAGGTGAAGCATATCACCTGTTGAAAGTTTATCAGCACGAACACCAATAGCTGTTCCACCAGTAGTCGCTTCAGGCATATCAATCCATAAACCATAACCAGCACCAGTAGCTAAAGCACTCATTGTTACGCTAATTCCTTTAGGAGTAGAACCAGCATCACCAGCTGAGATAATTTCAAGTACCTCACCGTCATGAGTAGCTGCGTTAGCATTAATCTTCATCATTGCACCATCAGTTGGTCCAGATGAAGAGATACTAACTAAGTCAGCACCAGCAATAGAATTATTTGTAAGACTAAGTGAAGTAGCAGCATCAGCATCAACGATAGTCAAAGATGCATCAGCAAGTGATACGTCACCAGCAGTCACAATTAAACAGTTTGAACCAGCAACACCAGCGATGGTTGTAATACCGTCTTCTCCAACTGAGAACACAGATCCAGCTGCAGTTTCATCGTAACAGTTAATATATTTACCAGTAGCTAAAACAGATTCAGTAGCTGATAGTAATAATACATTACCTGAAGTAACACCGTCAGCAGTAACTTGTAAAGCTGAACTTGTAGTTACAGTATCTGCATCTAACAACATTCCAATAGCAGTTGTAGCTGCAGTATTAAAGGTAAAGTTATTACTTGTAGCATCACTAGCAGTCCAGCTGAATGTAGTAGTAGAGTAAGATATTGAGCCAGTAACAGATAGATCACCTGTTAAAGCAATATCACCAGTAACAGCTAAGTCACCAGTCATAGTTAGATTACCACCAGTAAGTAGTAAATCACCTGTGGTCATTGTTAGATCACCATCGGTAAGTGTAAGATCACCAGCAGTCAGAGTAAGAACATCGGTTCCACTTGCAGTACCAGCAATAACTGTATTACCATCTTCAGCGATAGCAAATACAGCAGCAGTACCACCAGTAGTATCTCGACATTCAATATAGTTACCACCTGATAAAGTAGCTTCAGCAACTCTAATCTGTAGAGCATTACCTGAAGTCATTCCACTTGCAGTAATCTCAACGATACCTGTACCACTTGAGGTAACAGTACCAGCTGAAATAACTTTAAGACCAGAACCAGTAGTTAAACTATCAGCAGTAACTAAGATACCATCTCCACCTGTAGTGGCAGAAGTAGTAACTGTAAGACCAGCACCAGAGGTTGTAATACCATCTGTTAAAGCAACTTCACCACCTGAAAGTGTTAAATCACCATCAGAAAGAGTAAGGTCACCTTTAGTACAAGTAATAGCATCAGTACCTTCGGCAGTACCAGCAATTACAACGGCACCATCTTCAGCGATAGTGAATTTATCAGAACCACTACCACATGAAAGGTAATAACCACCAGACATAGTTGAAGCAACAGTTGTAATAACTAATCCAGTACCATCAGTAAGTCCAGTAGCATTAATAGCTACAAGACCTGTACCAGCAGATTCAATAGTACCAGAAGATTCTACGACTAATCCAGTACCAGTTGTTAAACCGTCTGCATTAATCTTCATGACATCTTGAGTAGTAGCACTATCAGCTGTTAATAATACAGCAGCGGCAGCAGCAGTAGAAATAAGATTCAATAATTTACCAGTATTATCACCAGTAAGTTGAATCAAATCTCCAGTACCAGCTGAAGCATGTGTAATAGTGAACGCATCTAACGATGCATGACTTCCAGTAATCGCCAAAGCACTTCCATCAACAGCAATAGTATTACCATTATTATAAGCAGTATCTAATGAGATAGTACCGGCGGTGCTAGTAATAGCAGTCCAAGTACCATTCTGATATGCTTTAACTACATTATCAGCAGTATTATAATATTGATCACCTAAATTTGCTGTAGCAGGATCAGCTGCTTTATTTGGTAATCGCATTGTACCAACTGATGTGAAATCTAAACCACCAGCTCCAATTCTTAATCCAGTTAAATCCGTAGGATTTGCAATATTTCCAGACATAATTTTTTATTTCCCTTAAAGGGCTTCCAATATATGGGCATTAAGCTTTACCTCTTACTAGGGTAAGTAAGGTCAACTCAGAAGCCCCAATTAATTTATTAGCTTGAGTACGCACTTGCATCACCTTTAGATGCCCATGTTCCTCTCCAATCAGACCAACCATGTGAGAATCTCATGTATAGCTTAGTGTATAGAACATCAGTATCTTCATCCTGCCAATCAAAGACACGTGGTCTTTCACGCCAAAAGAAATTTAATTGATGCTCACCACGAGCTAGAAGGTACCAAGATGTATCTAGTGTAGTTACAGTATTATCTGCTTCAAGTCCAACCCAAGGGATAACAAGAGTGTCAATCATTTTACCTTTGTAAAAATTAACATCATTGTCAGCTGTGCCGGCTTCAAGTTCAGATTCTGTAATCTGTTGAGCAGTTTTTTCAAGTGCTCTTGGAATTACTAATAATAGTCTGTTTCCAATATCAACCAACTGACCTACGTCATCTAGCTGTTTACGTAGAGCATCAATTCCAGTAAATAGATTGGTTGATGTTAATGCGATACTTGTAGCAGATGCATTTGATTGTGCAGTTCCACCATCAGCTCTTGTGTGACTAGTAGAAAACAGAGGTTTTCCATCACCATAAGATGTGGCAGAAGTGTCGAATCCATTTCGGATTACTCCGAATGCACTACTGTTAATTGTTCGCATTGCTGAACGACCTAAACCTTTAGCACGTTGATTAAAGATTCTATATAGGTCATCTTTGAAAAGTTCCCAAGACACAGGAATTTTTCCTTTGTATGTCAAATGAGTATAACGAGTCAAAAACCCATCCTGAAAGTTAAATTCAGGAGTAGGAGCTGAATCATTTACGCTACTCATTAAACCGATTCCAAATGAACTTCGATCTTCCTCAAACGCTCTGCCAGAACTAAAGATATTAAATACTTTAGAGACAAAGTCAGGAAGTGTCTTAAATCCATCGTGAATATATTTCCGCAAATCAGGTACTAACGCTCGTCCCCAATTTGCTCTTGCATGTACAGTCATATTGTTTTTATTTTAGGACGTTAATTAGTTATATCGTTGCATCTCTACAGCTTTAACCAAAACTTTGGTTGAATCAATAGGATGATTTTTAACGATAATGAATTGCTCTGAACTTGTACTGGCTGAAGTTTCATCAAGCATAGTGCTGTCAGATGTATCAACAGAAAGATAATAACCAATTTGGTCACTACCAGTTGTTGTACCTCTTTCTTGAGCAGTACCAGAACCATCAGATAGAGTAGCCTCTATAATATGATTACCTATTGGTATCATTTGTGCTTGAATTTTTTTGTCAGTTACATTATCAGCGGCAGCAACATAAGTATCACCACTAAGGGCATTAGTATATGTTCCGTCGTAATCTGTAGTAGCAGTAAGATTTACTAATGAAATACCACTTTCATCAGAAATACCAACACAAATAGAATAAATTCTATCTGTAATAGCATCAGCAGCATCTGCGCCACCGTAATTACTAGCATGTGACAATTTTAATGCATCACCAACAGTAACAGTAACACTGTTAAGAATTGGTGCTAACTCTGCTCCAGCGAGAATACTATCATTACTTTCGTATAGTCGCATAATTTTTCTTGTTTATTTTTTAGGATGGAGGTGCATCCTCATGAATCGGAATCTCAAAGACTCCTTCACCTTTATGAGCCATATACTCTTTATCAGTGAGTCCTCCTTTTTTAGCACTGTGCTTTTCCTCTTCACTTAGAGTGATTACCTCCTGCTGACCAACAGCTGGACCTCCTGGCAAATTTGCCATATCAGCCGCTGCAGCGTCAGCGATTGCTTCGCGTGCACCCTCTGCTTTAGCTTCAGCTAAACCACTTGAAGGTGTATATCCTAATGATGCCCGATAGTTAGAGTAAGCAAGTTCAATGTTTTTAACCTCAGATTCGAAATTAGTTTTGCCATGTGCCGGGGTATAAAACCGCACGACATCATTCCAAAGGTTTTCTTCAAGTAGTGCAGGGTATTTATTAAATACGTTCTGCATTGCTTGTTGTTCGATCTCTTTTGAAGCTGACGATTGCATATCTGCTTTTATCTCAGCCTTGGCTTGTTCTTTAACCTTTTGAAGTTCATCTTCACCATAAATGGTGTCGTGTTCTCCCATTGGCGTACCCTCATCTTTAGGAGGAATTTGTGCCAACGATTTCAGTTCGCGCTTCTCAGCACGTTCTGCAGCTAAAGCAGCATTGAGTTGTTTAATTTTTTCATCCTTAGCAGTATCCTCAACAACTGGTTCCACAACTGGATCAGCTTCCGGAGCTGGTTCAGGCTTCGGCTCTGGCGTTGGAGCTGGAGCTGGAGCAAGTGGTTCCTCTTTAGGTTGAGGTTCTGGCTTAGGATCTTCAGGGTTTAATCCCTCTGCAACACCATCCATGATGGTCTCTTTTTCTTTAGACATATTAGTTTCCTTTTTTAACTGAGACTTGAAATGTCTCGGTAATTAATAAATTAACTCAACTGAGAACGTGGCAGTTGGTACCAGATATATTTAATGGGTAAATATTAAAAATCTTCTTCTTCGTCTTCATCTTCATCTTCTTTTATAACTACTGGATCTTCAAGTTCAGCATCTGGAAACTCCATAACTATTTCTTTTACTCTTGCAACAAGTTTTGGAACTCCTAAATTTTTGAATCTGCTTTCCATAATACCTCTTCCTTCAGCAACACTAACTATCTTGTCCATCTTTTCAGCAATTACAGCACAGTCTTTAGCAGATGCATCTTTTAGTTTTTCATCTGTAATTTGATATACAGCATCTTGTCTTTTCTTTTTTATTTCTTTAAGTAATTCTGGATCAGTCTGTAGAATATTATCGACAGCCTTATGTAGTTTTATAGCTTTACTTCCTGCAAGTCTTCCAGCTTCTGTTTTACTTTTACCAGAAATCAACGCTTCTTTCAGTACTTGTCTATCTATCTTCCTTGCACCAGGTCTTATTTTTACTTCTTTAACCATATTATTTATGCTTATAATTTAATTCTTTTGTTTTTTCCTTGACAACTCTTTTAGTTTCTTGTGCTTTAGCATACATAAGAAGTAACTCTTTACGTTGTCCTATTGTTATCCAGTAGTCTCTTTCGTTCAACCCTTTTCCAAACTCTTTAAGTAAGAATAGATCCCTTACAGCAATATATGATTTGAACCCTGGATTGTCAGCTATCTGCATTAACAACTTCTTTTCTTCCCCATCATTTCTATTTGACAGTTCTGGCAGATAGAATTTGAACAACGCTCTTAGTAGAATTTTATCTATTAGTTTTTTCATATTATTTACTTATGAATTAAACTCCACTGAGGTCTCCCGATTCCAGATTCCCTGTATTCCGTCCCGCCATATTCCTGACAGTATTTGTCAGTCCCGTTGCTCCCCGTCCTGCTTCTCCTTGAGTTGGAGTTCCAGCTGGACCTGCTTGTTCTTCACCAGGCTGGGGCTGAGGTTGCTTAGCCATCATTCTATCAGTATCTTTATCGTATATCTTATTTAGTTCATCAAATAAAGCCATTCTATCTGCAAGATCAGGATATAGTGTATTGACATATTTCTGATACTCTAACTCTAGTGCCATCTCTGTAGCCTTCGCACGTTGGAACGCTGAGTTCTTTATAATCTGAACATCAACATCTATATTTCTAATAAACGATGCTGGTACTTCTATGATATGAATTGGCATACCATTCTTCTCTACAAACTCTTGTTCCTCTTTATCAAGTTCATCCCGTCTCTGTTTAACATCCTTCGGTACTTCTTCAAGTATTCTAACGATACGTATACCTTGCCGTCCTTCTTCAAGAGTAACATCATCTAGTCTTATCTCTCTATAGTGTGGTTTCAGTGTCTTAACCCCTTCCTTGCCATACACTGACAACGCTTTCTCTGGATGAATATAGAACTGTAGAATATTTGGTGTTCTTAATTTCGCTTTCTGATATACAAGATCTTCCATCATACTTCCAAATATACCAACTATATTTCTAGCATTCTCTTCCGCCAGTACAACCTCTCGTGCAGTTGACCCCGATCCTGATTGTCCCTGCGTAGTTTTAGATACTGATGACAGATCGATATTCTTCGATACGAGGTCTAGCATATTAAAATGCGACCCATCCACCGATGATATCTGCAACTCTTTCATTGAGTTGGTATCCTCCACTGGTATCCTTCGTCCAGGAACCAGTAGCTCATCTTCTATCTCATTAATTGTTGAATCTAGTATAGGTGGAAATATAGACAGGTACGTCTTGTCCAGCGCCATATTGTACAGCGTGTTCAATGTATCCTGCTCGTCGCTCATCTTATGTGGTAGCGACATCCCCCAGAAAAACGGCGTATCGAACGGTTCGAATATAGTCTTCGCAAACGGATACTGTTTATGATTCCATGGGAACGGTCCAACTTGAATTGGAATACCATTCGCAATTATAGTAAACTCATCTGTCATTTTTTCAAAACAAAACAACACTTCCACTTCATCTCCTTGTAAATTTGATGTCCAGTCCTGTATATAAAACTCACGATTAAAATCATTTGTCAGCTGCCCTTGTGTCTTTACTCTACTCGCATTTTTATATTTCTGATATTGAAATTTAAATTCATCTATCGGCATTCTTTTTCTCCAGATAAGCCTAGCTTGTTTTTGAACATCTGGTTCGTATGGATTCCATGGAAAAACATCAGCCAATCTTGCAATTTCAGAATACACATCGTTGTACTCCTTGATCTCTTTCTCTTCGAACTCGATGTCTCCTGTAAGTGGATTCCACGACTTGATATCTTTTACCTTACGGTATATTGACTTGTACCCCTCGAAACTTATGACCGTTCCTTTTGTAGCCGCTTCCAGTGTCTCAAAGAAATACTGCCTATCCTCATTCGACTTAATCTCCGAGAACTTGTATGCATCTTCAATAACTTTTGACATCCTTAAATTCGGTAGGTCATTCTTCGGTACCGCCTGAAACTTAATCTTCGGTCTATTCAACCCCATTTTTGCAAATAACGCAAGTGTTTTATTCCTGGTAGCCTGTGTGAACACATGCGACTGCCAGTCGTATTTATTTTTCCGAGGTGGCACGTATCCGTTCCATCGTTTCATCGATGCATCGATATACTGTACTAGTGATACATCGTTTCCAGCAACATTAAAAAACCTATAATTCTGGTCCATTACATCCTGCATCCAAACATAATGATTCCACCATTTATTAACAACCTCGTTCTCCTTTGGATTTAATTCAGGATTTGAAAACCCTCTAGAATCTGGACTACCTGTTTGTGGCATATATTTTATTTATTATTAGTACGCTATTGCCCCTGCTTGTGAGAAATCTTTTGAATTTGTCTCGTGTGAATAGAACCGCGGTTCTTTATATTTCGGTTGTAGTAGCATCAGTCTGTATAGATTCTCCCCTGCATCGTCATCATATTTTGAGGGTTTCTCTGTTTTGTCATCTATCACCCAACTCATAAGTTGACGTATACCATCTTTCTCAGTCTCAAATATATATAGCATTGGTTCGATCCCTTCCTTTTCATCGTGATGTAGTGCTGATCTAATAGCCTGTATCCCTCGTATCTTATCTTTCGATGATGATACTGGTAGCAACTTCTTATCTGATTTAGCTCTGATATCATTCAGTAGACTCTTTCCAGTCTGTGGATCATTCATAACTGCATACGGATCAATGATACACTTCTGTGGTTTCTTATCCCCTAATTCTATAAGTATTGCCTCCACTACCTTTTCCACCAATGGTTTTATATACATTATCTTGGTTATATACATCTTGTGATTCGGTAATACGCATAGAAACATTATGCACCACGGCTTTCGCGGATGCGGATCTATCGCGACATACATACTTGATTTCTCTGGTATATCAAACGGTTCAACGATATGTTTTTCAGGATCGAAATTATTAAGTATCAACCCTTCCAAGTGTTTGAACCTCCCTGTAAGTCTAGCCTGAATTTCCCCTTCGTCCATATGCGTATTCCGGTATTTCCTTATCAGCTCTTGCACGCTTTGCTCAGTCAGCCCTCCTGTCATCACCTTCGTACTGTACCAGTCCCTCTCATGTTTAATATTTGATTCGATTGGTAAACTAAACTTCTTCACATCTTCATTTAGAAACAGCCCATCGTACGTCCACGGTTGGCTGATGGGCGTCGCTGTTATCCAGTAGTACCCACCGAAATCAGTGAGCCCACGTTGAATTGAAAAGTATTTGTCCTGCGGTGGTGGTTCGTCCCCCCACCAGAAGTGAAACCGCGACCCCTCGAACTTATTCGTATCCTGCTCGTACGCCATCACGTGGAGTTCGCTTCCATTTTTAAATCTGTATAGCACCGGTACCCCTTGCTGATTCTTCTTCGGTTCCCCTTTCAACTCTGACTTTGGGATATAGTTCTCCAGTTTCTCCTTTATAACCATCTGGGCAGTACCCGATATACCGAACGACTCTGTAGTTATGAGACCTTTTACTGGTGGTTCGAACGGTGTCTTGTAGTCCGGATCGTTCTCCTTAAATATAAGACGCCGCCCCAGACAAAAGCTAATCGCTTCCATGGCACCGATCTCAGATTTACCAGTACGATTTGCCCCCATGACAAACCGTTCTTTTGATTTACTTCTAAAGTATTTCTCCTGTTGTTCCGTAGGAATCCAGAAGCTCATCTTCTCCTCCTTCTTCCTTTTATCTATTTCTGCAAGTAAATCTTTTAGCTCATCTAGCTTTTCATTTTTATCTTTTGTTTCCGGCATAATGATTCTAGTAATTCTTTACTTATTGAACAGTTTGTGTCCTTATTTAATAATAGAGTGTACGAACCATTGTTTTCTTTATATTTAATTTTAGATAGTTTATTCCACATATTATTCAATCACCTCCGGGATGAAGTCTATAAGCGACATCTCCTTTAGTTTTGTGTACGCATTTACATTTTCATTATGTGCATCTTTTATTCCTTGTAACATTTCTCCTGCTTTTAATGATTTTTGAATTCTTTCTTCTATTGATTTTAATTTTACTAGTATCTCTTTCTTGTCATCATCTGTTTTAGCGTTGTTCAGTTTTTTGTTTAACTTGTCAAGTCTTTCTTTTTGCTGTTCTACATTTATAGCGAGACCATCCTTAAAGTATTCCTTGCAGTAGTCATAAGCTATTTGTGAGCCTAGACAACTTTTGTATGCTTTTTCGATGAGTTCTGTGTAATCCATAGAATTGTTTATTATACTTATTATTTAATGATTTGTCAATAGAGTGTAAAAAGTGGGGGGGGTTCCAAAAGTGCTCCAATATAGATATTTCGGTTTACGTTGGGCATCACTTGTTATCGCATAATCGTTTAAGTTTAGCTAAGTATATAGGTCAAGCTTCGTATAAGATACATTGTACGACGCATCACTTAGCTAAATTAAGCCAATTATCTTGGTAATGTATATTATACCATAATTGAACTATGGCACTTGTCAAGTTTAATAGTGATATTATGGTGATCTAAGTATGTTTAGTTATATAACTGTTATATTATTATACAGTTATAGTTTCCGTAATGTCATCATCTTTATGACAACAATCGCAACAACACTCACATTCACCATTCACCGCTATAACCCTGTCTTTATTCTTTTTTTACTATTTCAACCCTTCTTTAGTTGTCTTTTTATATTCAAACATAATTTAAAGCTCGTATAAGCCCCGTTAAGGTGCTTGAAACGTCAAAAAGGTACTAGACCGCCAGTCTACCACCTAAACGCTTATATCGCCATATTTTGATACTCTAACAAACATCAATAGAGTAATTTATATATAATTATCTTTAGGGGATTATTTAATCCTATATAATAGAATTGGAGCAATCCCCTTTCCTAATTAGTAATAAGATACTAACTAAACTAAATGCTCCCCTGAAGATAACTAACTAATAACAAGTATAGCACACCTAACCAATATTGTCAATACTGTCATCATAATCATGATAACATTCCTAATTCCTTGCTTGACTCTCCCCCTATATCCAACAAGATAAAAACCTGCCCGCCAAAACTTTTTTTAAAAACTATTATATTATTCTATTTTAACTATAATTTAAAGAAAAAGTTCGGGTTATCAAAAAAAGATATAAAGTTACGAAAAAAGTTTTGGCGGGCAAGACTATTTGGCTAAATTTAGGTGGAACACCTCATAATCATCAATAAAACTCCAAATAGAATAGGGCAATATTATGGGTTATTATTCAATATTTGTCAAACAGTAAAACACCCTATATTTGACATATTAACCATAATTTGGTACGATATTGCCCTCGTCCATTTTTCATTTCATTGACTTATATGACTTATCAACACCCCTACCAGTTTTACATTTCTATACCACGTACTAGATATACTTATCCCCACCACCTCATAAAACCCCACTATTCACTACCCTATATCTATGCTTGACACTAGGTTAAAAATTTGATAGACTGATAATAGAAATCACAAAACTAACTAAATCATAAATATCAAATGTATGCAAAAAGACACAAACACAAAGATTATTAAAATGTCAGACTGGAAAGAATGTAATTTTGAATATCTAATCAAAGACAAAAAACTACCAGTTAGAATAGACGAAGAATTATACCAATACTTCATGGAAGTATTACCCGCAGAAGAATCAGGAAAGTCAAGACATGATTTTATAGACTTATATCTACCAGTACAGTTTTACTTCCTTGTCGGAGAACCATCAAGCCATAATAAAAAAGGTCAAATGCTTTATAATACTTTTGTAAGGGCACTCGATAAGTTCTGGTATATAGGACTAAAAACAAAACTGTCAGAAACAA